GATACGACCAATACGCTTACACAGAAAATTATATTTGGAAATGAGCGGAAACCACAGGATCAGTTCAATTACCGAAATCTGGCAGAGCCAGTGCATCACCTTGATGAAGAAACCTATTCCTTCTTGGCCGAAGCGTGTCCTGAAATGATGGCGCAAACGCATGGCGATGAAGGAAGTCTCTTACCATATTTTCCTAGATACAAGTATGAGAATGGAAAATCGACATATCGAGGAGAAGAAGTTGGAGAAGGCGGTTATGTCTATGCAGAACCTGGTATGTACGGAAATGTGGCATTGCTGGATATTTCCTCTATGCATCCTCATAGTGCAATTGCAGAAGTTCTGTTCGGTGTGAAATTTACGAGAGCCTTCCGTGACATTGTGGAAGGACGAGTCAGCATCAAACACGAAGCTTGGGACGAAGTCAATCATATGCTGGATGGGAAGTTGACACCATATATCCAGAAGGTCATTGACGGAGAGATGACAGCAAAGGATTTAGCGAATGCTTTGAAGACGGCAATCAACTCGGTATATGGTCTAACTTCTGCTAATTTCGAGAATCCGTTCCGTGATCCGAGAAACAAAGATAATATTGTAGCCAAACGAGGAGCTCTGTTCATGATTAACCTCAAGCATGAGGTACAGGAACGGGGCTTTACTGTTGCTCACATTAAGACAGATTCTATCAAGATTCCCGATGCGACGCCGGAGATTATCAAGTTTGTTATGGATTACGGAAAGCGATATGGTTATACCTTTGAGCACGAGGCTACATATGACCGGATGTGCCTGGTAAATGACGCTGTCTATATTGCCAAGTATAAAGACGGAAAATGGACAGCCACAGGAACTCAGTTCCAGATTCCCTATGTCTTCAAAAAACTTTTCAGCGGCGAAGAAATTGTCTTTAAAGATATGTGTGAAACCAAGTCGGTAAGCAGCGCTTTATATTTAGACATGAACGAGAAACTTCCGCAGCTTACAACCGAGGAAGAAAGGGAATTAAATGCCATCGACAAGGCTTGGAATAGTCAGGCTGGAGGGAAATCTCTTGAAGATGTCGCATCTAAATACGGATATACATACGAAGAAATAGGAGCAAGATACAGCGAGCTCTGTAAAAAAGACGAGGCGACTCACAATTATATTTTCATTGGACGAGTTGGTCAGTTCTGTCCGATTAAATCGGGGGCTGGTGGCGGATTGCTCATGAGAGAAAAGGACGGACGATATTATGCTGCCACTGGGTCAAAGGGCTATCGGTGGTTAGAGTCCGAAATGGTTAAAGAACTCTCCAAAGAGGATTCTATTGATCGTTCCTATTATGACAAGCTTGTAGACGACGCAGTGGAAACCATATCCAAATACGGTGACTTCGAATGGTTCATATCCGATGATCCTTATATTCCAAAACCTAAACTCGAGGACTTTATGAACATTCCAGAAGACGCTGATGAGGAAATACCATTTAATTAAAGAAGAGGAGAAGTATATTATGGCTTACAAAAATGTACCCAATATCATTATTGAAAACGCAAGAATTATTTTTCGAAACTTCCGAGGCGAAGAGTCTAAATACAATCGGGCTGGAAACCGGAACTTCTGTGTCATCATCGAAGATCCGGAACAGGCGGAGAAACTCTCCAATGATGGATGGAATGTAAGAGTGCTGGCTCCGAGAGACGAGGATGAAGAGCCGAGACATTATATTCAGGTGGCAGTCAGCTTCGAGAATATCCCGCCTAAGGTGTATATGATTACCAGAAAGACAAAAACACCGTTGGATGATGAATCCATTTCCACTTTGGACTATGCGGAGATTCGGAATGTTGATTTGACGATTCGACCGTATTCTTGGGAAGTGAATGGTAAGACCGGAATTAAGGCTTATCTGAAGACGATGTATGTCACCATCGAAGAGGATGAGTTTGCTGAAAAGTATGCGGAGGAAGAAGGCCCGGAAGAAGTTCCATTCCACTAACAAGCGACAAATAGGGTGCCTGATATTGCCAGCAAGGTAAATGTCCTAAGGCTAGAGGAAACAGCCCTTTATTTTGCGAAAGGAGAAAAGCTATGGCATTTTGGAAGCGGAAAAAGAAGCGAACCACAGCGAAACCGAAGATCAATGCTTCTATTTCCAAGGTCGAAAAACCAAAGAAAATATCAGAGAAGCACGACTTTGTAGTTCATAAAGAGGAACATCAAGTAAGCTTATCACCGAAGCCGAAAATGAAAAATCTTCCCACTTTCAAACCCGACAGATATGAGAAAGAATTTATGAACATCTTTCGTCAACTTGTTTCAGAAAAAAACAGACCGTGGGATATTTGGAAAGACTTTATTGTTATGTCGGCTTGTTCTATATCAAATTCTGTGGACAAATCTCAATTTGATGAGCGAGAGAAACGATACTTGGATATCATTCGCCATTACAGTAAGTCAAAACAGGAACTTTTTCCACAGTTGTTTGCAAATCTGGTCATGTCTTTAGAAATGAATCCGGAGCAGGATTTTTTAGGAAAGATGTATATGAGCTTAAATCTTGGCTACGATGAGTTGAAACAAATATTTACTCCTTATGATATGTGTCGGCTTCTGGCAAAAATCACCATTACGGATGTAACTGAGAAAGTAAGGAAAGATGGCTATATTACCATCAACGATCCATGTTGCGGAGCGGGAGCCAACTTGATTGCTGCTATTCACGAAGCACGAAAGCAATTAGAAAAAGAAAATTATAATTATCAAAACCATTTATTAGTTTCCGGACAAGACATTGAAGAAGTTCCAGCTTTGATGTGCTATATTCAACTTTCTCTTCTAGGAATTGCTGGATATTTTAAAGTTGGAAATTCTTTGATCAAACCAATGACTATGGCTGATGATTTGAAGAATTACTGGTTTACACCTATATATTTTTCAGATGTGTGGACTATGAGAAGATTATTTCACAGTATATGAAAGTTTATGAGGAGGGATAAGCGTGAATGAACGATTGAAAGCATTAGAAAAAGAGCTGGATAGTCTGTTAAATATGGCTCCCATAGAAGATGACTGCACGAAGAATGAAAACGAGATGTACTCGGATATGGCGAACCTGAAAAACAGCATAACAGCGGTTCTTGAGGAGCAACGGAATGGCCGTTGAATTGTATGACTATCAAATAGCAGCAGTAAAAAAAATGAAAAATGGTTGTATTCTGTGTGGCGGCGTTGGAAGCGGAAAATCAAGAACAGCATTAGCTTATTACTATCTCCAGAATGGCGGAAATCCGGATTGCTTGATGGGGGTTGAGGATTATGTTGCGATGGACGATCCCCCAAAGGACTTATACATCATCACAACAGCCAGAAAGCGGGACACGATGGAATGGGAGGGTGATCTTTCGCCTTTCCTTCTTTCGGTTCACGAGGATGTCAATCTATATTCAAATCAGATTGTCGTGGATTCCTGGAATAATATCAAGAAGTACGAGGATGTAAAGGATGCTTTCTTTATATTTGACGAGCAGAGAGTGATAGGCTCCGGAGCTTGGGTGAAGGCGTTTTTGAAAATCACCAAATCAAATCAGTGGATTCTATTGTCTGCAACTCCGGGAGATACCTGGCAGGATTATATTCCGGTATTCATCGCAAATGGGTTTTACAAAAACCGGACAGAATTCATCCGAGAACATGTGGTTTATAGTCGATTCAGTAAATACCCAAAGATTGACCGATATTTGAATATTGGGAGATTGATTCGACTCAGAAATCGTATTTTGGTGAATATGGATTTCAAGCGTCAGACGGTTTCTCATCACGAAGATATATTTATTCGATACAGCATAGAGCGATACAAAGATGTTGGACGAACTCGATGGGACCCGTATAAGAATGAGCCGATTGCGAATGCCGCCGGTCTTTGCTATGTATGGCGGAAAATTGTGAATACGGACGAGTCACGACAGATCGCCTTGATGGAAATTGTAGAGAAGCATCCCAGAGCCATTATATTTTACAACTTTGATTATGAGCTGGAGCTTTTGAACGGGCTGTTTCGAATTTATGAAGACGATGGAGTCTTTGAAATTGCAGAGTGGAATGGTCACAAACACCAGCCAATCCCAGAGTCGAAAAACTGGGTGTATCTTGTTCAGTACAATGCTGGAGCGGAAGGATGGAACTGCATCAAGACAGATACCATTATATTCTACTCACAGAACTATTCTTACAAAATCATGCAGCAATCTGCGGGGCGAATAGACAGATTGAATACGCCATTCAAAGATTTGTATTACTATCACTTGAAATCTCGTAGTGGGATTGATTTGGCAATTAGTAAGGCACTGAAAGATAAGAGAGATTTTAATGAATCGAGGTTTGTGAAGTGGTGAAAGGAGATTAACCATGAATGAAGAGTATTTGGAAGTGGATTTTAAAAAGTATTGTAAAACCTGTAAACACAAGGAATTGGGAGAAAAATTCGACCCGTGTAATGAATGCTTGGATTATGGATACAATCTCAATTCCCAGAAACCTATGAAGTGGGAGGAAAAGAAAAAATGAGCTATCAATATGACCGATATTTGGCGCAACATAAATCCAACGTTGAAGCCGGATTTCGTTGGTTGCAGAAAAATCTTCCTGAAATTACAGAGGGCAGTGGTGCGGAACACAATATCGTATTTGCACATGACCAATCCAAAACGGAGCCCGATGAGTATGGCCCCTATGATATTTATTTTTATGGAGGCAATCGCTCTTATGGAGTAGTTGAGGATTTCAGAAAAGCTTGGCTGTTACATATTCATCGAAACCCTCACCATTGGCAGTATTGGGTGCTTATCAATGACGCTCCCGAAGAAGGAGAAATTATTTTGGAAATGCCTTACTGTTATGTTCTGGAGATGATTTGTGATTGGTGGTCCTTTAGCTGGTTTAAAGGGAACCTGCTGGAGATCTTCTCTTGGTATGAGGAGCGGAAAAGCTATATAAAACTGCATCCGAATACGAGAAGATTGGTGGAGGATATCTTAGGACGTATCAAAAATAAGCTTGGGGAGGTGATAGTGAATGAAATCAACAGATAGTGTTATTGTGAGTTGGGATTTTTCTCATGGGAAAGACGCTGGCGTTCTGATTGTTGGAAGGCAGCAAAAAGGAAGGGTGGAAATTATCAATGCCTATCAAGGGGAAGAAGCCAAAGAAATTTATCAAAAGCTGGTATTCCACAAATCTAAGAAAATCAATTACAGCGAGGAGAAAACCACATGAAGCAACCGAAAAAATTGACCAGAGAGCAAAAAGAATGCTTATTTGCTCATTATTTAAACTGTAAAGATTGGATGTTGGTTGACGAGACAGAGTTCTATTATCGCATTATCAATAAGAATACGGGTGTGATAAAGAGTGTAGATAAATTCAGAAGAGTTAGAAGGAGAAAAAATCATGAGAAAAATTAAAAACAACTGGAAAGTAGCTTTAATTGTAGCCGTCGGTATTATTGCTATTATTTTGTTAGGTGTGTTTTGTATACAGAGTTCCCAGAACAGAGCATTTACCTTGGAAGAGCAAGTTAATACTGCTGATTCTGACATCAAAGTTCAGGAAAAACGACGTGTAGATTTGGTTTACAACCTTGCTAATTGTGTTAAGCAGTACGATAAGCATGAAGCGGAAACATTGACGGCGATTGTTGAAAATAGAGGCTCTACCGGTGATATCGAAAACGTTACTACAGCTATCACGGCGGTGTCAGAAGCGTATCCAGAATTAAAATCTAATGAAAATTATAAAGAGTTAATAAATGAACTTTCAATTACAGAAAATTTAATTGCAGAATATCGGAGTAACTACAATAAGCAGGTAAAAGAATACAACCGATATATACGCAAATTCCCGACAAGATTTTTTCTCAATATTCTCGGATATGAGGTTCGGGGATATACCTATCTTGACTATAGTGCTCCTGCCGATGCTCCGCAGAATCTGTTTGGAGAGTAAAAGCTATGAGAGGACGCAAGCGTAGAAGTTTTGATTTCGGGAATTTCGAGATTACGAAACGGGAAATACTGGTAAGTGTATCGATTGTCGCTATTATGCTTCTGATTGGAGTCCTTATTGCTGGAAAAATTTCGGATTATCAATTGGATAAAAATGAAAAATACAACAAGGCGATAAAAATAGAATCTCAGGAACTGTTTGAGTACGGAATGAGGACTAATGCCGGGAACGCTTTTGTATATGGCGATTTGAAAGCGGTCGATACAGTTACATATCCTGGAATTGGTGGAGAATACATTTATATTGAAAAAGTGAAAGAACGATATACAATGCATACTCGCCAGGTTGCACATACAACAACTACGAATGGAAAAACCCATACTTACTATACAACGGAAACCTATTGGACATGGGATTATGCTGGTAGTGAGGAACAGATATGTGATGAAATATCATTTTTAAATTACGTTTTTTCAGTTAGTAAAATCGACCTGCCGGGAAAGGAGTATATAGACACTGTTAAAGAATCCAGCCACATTCGTTATAAGTATTATGGAGTTGGTTTAAACTTTACCGGAACCATATTTACAGAACTGGCTGATAAAACAATAGCCGATAACTCACCATTTTATGAAAATATGAAGATTGATGAAACCGTAGAATACTTAGAAACCGATTTTGCAATGTGGATATTCTGGATTATTTGGATGGTCTTAATTGGAGTCTGTGTCTACAGTTTCTATTATATCGACAACAAATGGCTTGAGTAATTGGAGAATTTGGGAGAGGGTCGAGCAATAATGAGGGCGACCACAAGGTGGATATAGTAGTTGCATAAGGGATGAGTCCGCTATAAGAAAGGAGAAAAAACGTATGAATCTTAAATCAGTGAAAATTATTGCAGTAGATTTCGATGGAACTTTATGTGAGAACAACTGGCCAGGGATTGGAGCGCCGAACGAAGAACTGATAGAGTATCTTCGTAATCGGAAAAAGGATGGAGACAAGTTGATTCTGTGGACCTGCCGCGTGGAAGACATGCTTCAAAAAGCTGTTGAGTGGTGTAAGGAGAGAAATCTGGTGTTTGATGCGGTCAATGAGAATCTTCCGGAAATCATCGAGAACTTTGGTTCTGATACCAGAAAGATTTTTGCAAATGAGTATATAGATGACCGGAATATTCCTTTGTCATCCTGCCGGGAAAAATCCAATACGCAGACATGGGCTGAAAAAGAGGTAGAGATTGCTTGTGAGAACGAAAGAAAAGCCTCCGGAACAAAAGAAGGGGAGTGGGATTATGGTTGCGCCTGCTACGAAAGTGCTCTGAAAGCCTATCACAGTCTGTCCGAGGACGGCCATAGCGGTTTCAGTATCGGTATGACTAAATATATTCTGAATCGCCTAATTGACGGAAAGCCACTTACATCGATCGAGGATACAGAGGATGTTTGGAGTGATATTACGGACCTTTCGGGATATCGCGGTGAAATTGTAAACTATCAGTGTAAGCGAATGAGTTCTCTTTTTAAATATGTATATTCTGATGGAACCGTAAAGTATCACGATGTAGATAGATACTGTGGAATCAATATGAACAATCCATATGATTCCTATCATAGTGGATTGATCGATCGGGTAATGGAAGAGAAGTTCCCTATTACCATGCCATATTTTCCGGCAAGTAAACCATTTAAGGTCTATTGCGAAAATTTTTTAGTTGATCCGGAAAATGGAGATTACGACACAGTTGGAATTTTCTATACAATTACACCAGAAGACTGTACAGTGAAGCTTAATCGCTTCTTTAAAGAAGAAAATGACGAATTTGTTGAAATAGCCAAGGCTGAGTATGATATGAGGAAGCATTGTCATGGCTGTTTCGGAGCCGCTAATAATGATTGTCTGCGTTGCGAGGAGGAGCTTCAGTATGAATCGGAATAGGTTTATCCAGGGATTAAAAGGTGATATTCAATTTTCTGAAAAAGAAAGATGGCGTATTATTCGCAGAAGCCTTCAAAAACATTCGTGGAAAACAAAATGCACCGTGGCAATGGAAGAATTTGCAGAACTTCAGCAGCAAATCAGCAAACAGATTCGTGGATATGATGACAGAATTGGACTCTTGGAAGAGATGGCAGATGCTTATATTTGCCTGAACTTCCTGGAGTCCATTTTTGATATTAAGCCGGATGATTTACAGAAAGCGATTGATGTGAAACTGGAGCGAGAAAGGAGAAATTGTCAGTAATGGGATTATCAAAACTTTCAGAAGAATGCAAGAA